TTAAGAACATCTTCAGTATATTTCCCTTTTTCTTTTTCAGAAAAAGGTCCAGATATTCCTTCCGGCGTATAGCTTCCTTCCAGCATCTCCTGCAAAATCTCTCCCTGCCGAAGCGGCGATTTTCCTTGCAAAGCGGTTCTTATGGCTTGAGAGCCTTTTTCTGCCATCATAGTACCGCCATAAATCAACTGGCCCCGGCTTTCAGTTGCTCCAAGCTTTAAGAGGCCTGTTACTTGATCGAGAGAAATTTCATGGTTTTGAATCTTCGTCCAGAAAGCCCCCAAAACATCAGAGGTCGTTCCCAAGCTCACATTATAAATTCTAAGAGCATCCGCCGTATCAACAACCGTTTTAAGATATTCATTATTAGAATCCCCCAACGCAACACTGGTTTTGCGTAATTTCTCAAATTCTCCTTCAACCCCAGAAATAGGAACCTGTAAATGATCCATCATGGTCTTAACAATATTCACTGCTCCCAATGGACCAGCCCCCATCGACTGGCCCATTTCAGCCACTCTTTTACCAAAAGAATTTTCCTCACCACCACTTTTAATTTTTTCCATCGTCATACCACGAATTCCTAAAAGACCTCCCACCAATTTATTCGCTTCCTCTTCAGAAAGAGCCGCGCCTCCAAGATTGGTCAAACTCATAACATACTCGGATTGTTTTGCGAGCTGTTGTCCATTTAATACATAACCCTTCCCTGCCTCAGAAACAGCTATATTTTTCTCATATTTCCTAATTTCTCCCGCCGCCGTAAAGGCAAGGGCAATAAGACCCCCAATAGACCCAATTTCCATAATTGAAGAACCAGTAAGCCCAAGATTAGTAGCCGTGTCCTTAACAATGCCCTTCATTTCGGACAAATGGCTTTTGGTCGTTTTAAGACGTTCGTTCAAATTATCAATTTCATTACTCATCGGCGTCAGGACATTTTCTTTCTCAGCCATCGTTCCAACGCCATGAAGAACTTGTTGTTTCATAGATTGAAGAAGTTCGAGACGATGCTTCATTTCCGCTTCTGTGGCCTTGGCGCTCAATTCTGTACGATGCTTCATATAGTCATCTTCCATCGCCTTAAGTTCCTCATGGCTTTGGCCGATAACTTCTTTAATTTTAGTTTGAGTGTCCTGGTTTACTTGAATAAGTTTTTCATGAGCGGTTTTAATCTCATTGAGACTATCTTCAACAAATTTGAATTTTACCGATAGTGTTTCTATGTCGCCGGTTTCCATTACAAATCAACCTCAACCACAGATTCCTGAACTACTTTAGCACTCCGGTTCTTTCTACGTTGAACAGCTTCAGCGATAGACAGATCGTTTTTAGGCTGAATAATTTCACCAGCCCTTGCTCTTCGTGTTTTATCTTCGGCGTCATTGTTTACGATGGTAAACCCCTTGTAAACATCAGGCAGCCTTCTGACATTCATAACATGCTCCACGCCCTTCGGATTAACAAACATCATGGCGTAATGAATGCAGTTATCGACGATTTGGATCATTTCCTCATCATCGTCCGCTTGATTTACTGAAACCCATACCGCACGAAGAACTTCTATAAGGTCTCGGCAGAGTTCGATTGGCCGGAGTCCGTGGAGCCAGTCGGGCTGGAATTTCTTGGCGTATCTCCAGTACCTTTTTGAGACTGACTCCTTGACCCATTTTTTAGTTGTTTCCCAATAGCGTTCAGAATCTTCACATCCCGAACGCCTTTTGCTTCCTCGTATTTTTGAAACATGTACTCCACAAGGATTGGAGGAAGCTTATTGATAAAAATCGCGGCTTCATCCAGGTTAGGAAACTGTTTTCCATTGATAGAATCAAAAGCCCTTCTCAAAACCTGGGACTGTAAAGCATACGATTTGAACGCCAAATCATAAGCTGAACATGCTCCCAAAGCATCGCCATACTGTTCATAATCCAGGACCCGGATTTTGATGATATTGCCCATGATGGAAAATTCCGATTCATATTTCCCATCGGCAATAAGCATCATCATTTCCTTATCGTTGGATACGAAATCGGAAATTTCGCTCATGCTGCCTCCCTTAATTTTTATACTTACTGTCCTTCAACCCATAAGGCAGTAATGTTCGCCGTTTCGATAACAGAAACGGTTCCAATATTGACAGGCCGCCCCAGGCTGGTTGCCATACAACCCAGATAAAGGGTCACGTTGGTCAATCCATTACCGGGATGAGTTTCCTCTTGGCGAATATTGAAAGGAATCTGTTGATCGTTCAAAACAACGATCCCGGCTCCGCTTACTCCAACCAGACGATTGATTATTCCGCCTCGGTTATTCGGAGCCTTGTTATAAAGCGACATTCCCGTGGCCGATAAGGTATAGGTCTCTTTATTCGGTTGTTGCTCCACTCCCCGACCAGCATCCGCTTTATTCAAGTGATACACAACCGTTGTTCCCCTAGCATAATTCGGGGTCAACGATTGAATGTATCCCAAGTCATCCCCTCCATCATCGAAAATTCCGATGCTTGTGGAAATGACCGCCTGATTCTGCGGAGCTAACCCAACGCCACTGCCGTGCTTTGTAAGTCCCATCTTATCCTCCAATAATATCGTTTATCTTTCCACAACAGTCGTTAGGCCCTTTACAACTCTTATGATCCCAAATCGTATCCGCGCTGCACGAGAATCTGATTGCACGGATAAATCGGAGAATACAGGAACGTCACGTTCACCCTCGTCTTTAACGTTGGGTCCTGTTCAACCGAGATCGAATTCTTTTCATAAGACCGGATCAGTTTTTGGTTATAGAAATTACCCAAAACTTGATCTATCTGTGTTGCCACAGTCGCCAAAAACGCATCTGTGATCTTGCTTCCAATGTATGGAGAAAGCTGAGTTCTAATCGCCTCATCCAGTCCATCATCCGCCCGAACAATGGAGATTTCTCCGTTCTCCAAAATCTGGATGTCCAACGTGCATCCGTGATAGACCAAGAACTGAGAATTGGAGGCGTTTCCCTGAACAACGAGCAGGCCATTCTGGTTCAACAAATCCCGTTGATTGACCGTGAACACGTCTCCCAAGCTGATGATTCCCTGAATGTCCTTGTTCGTCAAAGGAGTAGCAACGTCAGACAGAGCCGCGATTCGACCCGCTACTGCGGCGGCCAAGAACCATCCATCCAATTGGGTCTGGATAGGCGATCCATCCGGGAATTGGACGTTGTAAAAGAAGGAGGAATTGGCAACGTAAACCATACGGTATCCCATCGGATTACCGTAAGCGTCATCGATATTCAATGCACGGGCATTGTAAATCGATGTCTCTGGAGTCGTCGAATCCCCGATGGGAGTATTCTTCGGACTTCCAAAAATAGCCATTCGAGATTTCCCTATCGAAGGGTCCGACATAGCGACGACATGTTGAGCGACTGCCAACTGATTGGCCGGGGTCCCGTTCAAGATCACGATAATATCAACGTTCTGGTTTTCCAGGACCTGAAGAGCCTGTTGATAATTGGCGAGCGTTGGACTTGGAGGAACGGCCACGCACATGACCTGACTTGCTCCCTGCCCGACAGCGATACCGGATTGGTTTCCGATAATAAGCGTCCCGGCGATGCACAAATCGCTGGTTAAGCTATGAGCATTAATGAGATCATTCACGCTGGTGAACAAATCCGCCTCATAGTAACTTGTGATCGTGCAGTTATAACTGACGTAGTAGTTAGCTCCGTCGGCTGGCCTGTTGTTGGCCGTATTCGTCACTGGTGGCGTCTGAACGCCCGGCGTCAAGGCTCCTGTATCCAGGAATCCGTTTGAAGAACCTCCCAGGACCGTGGTCAACAAGGTCTCAGTACCAGTAGCTCCGTTCACCGCAGTACGGTAAACATTGTAACCCTGGGCATTTACTGAAGGTGTCCAGCTTAATTGAACGCTATTGGCACCCCCGCTTACCACAACAGAGACCTCCAAAGAAGGGGTTGTTTCTCCCTGCGTGACCGGACTTGTTGCGATTTGACGGATGGCCGTAATCTTGTATTCATAGGTTCCTGCCGCCAAGGTATCTCCAGCAGTAATCAGGGCCGCCCCGACCACAGAAGTCGGAGGCTGAACAAAAGTGCCCAGCCAGTGGATATGATTTCCGTTATCCAAAGAATAATCCACGTTGTTCACATAGTTAGCGATTCCGTTCTGGACATCGCTGACTTTTGAAACAAAATTTACGACCGTATTGGCAAGCTCGTCGTAAATCTGAAGGGCGTTCCTAGTAATCGCCTCATCCACGATGTTTGTTACGGCTCCGAGTGTCTGCCCAATGAGAGCCACGACCGTCGGCTGGTTTCCAACCACTGGCGTTCCCAACAGAGGATCACGAATTCCAAAAACGCCTAATCTGTTGCTTGGGATTACCGGCATAACCATGAACTTCCTCCTTAGTTTTTTGTTCCTTTAGGAACGAACAGGGAAACATTCGGAGTCTCTCTAAGAACCCGATTGTTCCATTGCTGCCATAACGTCATGCTGAACTCGGCCTTATAAATCAATTGGTAAGCCGCTCCTCCCATCGTAAGCTCTTCTGATGGCCCGGAAAGTCTCAAACCCGGTGGCTGAATAATGATGTCCTGCTTTTGAAGCTCACCCCGAACGTATCTCAAATTATTAAGAGCCATCCCCAACAAATCCGCCAATCTAACTCGTTGGGAAGTTGAGCCGCATCTGATGCCAATGTTAATTGGAACATCAGCAGCCTCTACATATTCATCCCACTCCAAAACATTTCCATCGATGTTCTCATAATCGAGTGGAGTTGATCCAACAACAATTGGAGCTGAGGGAATATTTGGCGTCAATTGACTAAAATAGAGCCCGCCATTCACGATCCCAACAAGCACGGGGATCGCCGTTCCTTCCACGAATTGAATGGCCGTATTAAAGTCCGCTGACCTGACGGGAGCGCCGGAGACTTGAACAACATAAACTCCGTTTTCCGCACCGTTGATTTGATTCTTGACTAGCACCCGGTCATTTAAAGCCAGTACGATGCCATCAATCGTGTGGCCGGGCACAAAATCCGTACCCAAGACTTGCGCTTGAGTAGTGGCACATCTCACTGCTGCCGCCGTCAAGGGATTTGCTTCCCTTGTCCAACTCGGAGACCATCCATGCTGACCGAATCCCACAGGCTTCGGTGTCGAGGAAAATCCCGTTATTATGATCGACGGTATATTTCGATCCTCAATCGGTTCCTCGTCCGATATGAACAACTGCCCCTGAACCGGCTGAAACTCCGTTGTCGCTTGGTACACTAGGTCTGGTGGTATTAGTCCCAAAGGCATCAAGCTATCGTATGGCGGTTGAACTCCGAAAAACTTTCTTAGCTCCAGGATAATAGCGGTGATAGAGTCTTCGGTTAGGGTGAAAAAAAGTTCAGACGCCGCCATTCGGTCCCCCGGTCAAGTCCGCACTCCCAGCAACACGGAGGGTAAATCCCTTCAGTTGCTCTCTTATCTGCGGAATGGATTCCTTCAATCCATCCCGATAAAACCATTTTCCCGGATAACCGGGATGCTCCCATGAGGGTTTACCCGTTACTGGGTTGGTCCTATTAAAGCTTTCTGCTGTTATTTTAGCAAATCTTGTATCTTTATCCTTCATAAAAAATCGAGAATTTCTCCCCGCAAAGACGAATTTGCCGTTAATCATCTTGTAGGGGATTGTTTTACCTATCAACCAAGTCATTTTTTGCTTATGAACACCCTTTTCCTGCCAAATCGCATAGGGAGCCAGTGATCGTTCGTTATAGACCGTAACCTCCATATTATGAGCGTCCACCTGCATTTTTACTGCTTCCCTCATCTTGGGACTACCGGTTCCCTTTTTAAATTGATAACGATTAATTTTATCCTTGATCCGATTCTGAATCGTAAGCCCTATAAAAGGCAATGCTTTTTCGACAAGATAACGCTTCATGGCATCGCCGTGAGCTATCTTGGTGGGCTGATTACTTCCTACTATTTCCAGCGAATAGAGCACGGTTACCTCAAAGAAAAAATAGCCGGGGATTCCGTCGGCAAAATTTCATTCAGGTTAAAACTCTGACGAGTAATGATTCCCCTGGACAGTTTCGTATCTAAATTTTGAAGTTCGTATCTTCGATTGTTAATGGTTCTTGTAACTATATCCCCCGGCTTTACAATCGGAAAGGTTGTGATCCAAGACGGCGCTCCTGATGTAACCTTGACCCCGAATTCAGTAAGCGCGATATTTTGCTCATAGGGCTCAATTTTCATCAACACATTAGAGTATTTATCGTAACCACCAACATATCCTACTCCATAACAGATCGGGCAATTTGGAAGTTTGCACTGAATCCTGGCATTGTCAAAATTGGCGCATCTCACGCCTGCGGTCCGGCGAATAAAAACATTCACCGTCTCACCGCCACGGCGCAAAAGAATTTCGTTTCTTCTCACACCCTCAGCCAAGATCGCTATCTGATTCATCTCGACAGCGTCCCCGGCCTGCGGAAGATTCACTTGTGAATTGTTGTTGGCTTCCGGATTCTGTTGAACTGGATCAGAAGGAGCGCTTTCGCCCGTAGCGTCAACTGCCGTGACCGAATACCAGTAATCTGTGCGGGCTTGCTGAGTGGCTGTATTGTCATCGTAAAAAGTGATGAGAATCAAAGAGGCATTAAGCTTCGTGCTCGGTCCCTGCCTAGACAGGGACCGGTACACGTTAAAGCCTAAAATCGGGGTTGGAAAAACCTGCCAACTCACCACAAGGTCCTGATCGGTCAACGGATTTGTGACTATCACTCCTTGCGGTATGGCCGGAGGCATTTTCTATTTCCTTGTTACGATTTTCAGAAGTTTTTGCGAAGACGTACCTGGGTCTTTCAAAACTCCCGTTTCAAGCTGAAACGAAAGAATCTCGTTATTCTGGTCAATCGCTCTACAGTTTGCCACCAATAAAACTTGATCGACTTTGAATTCTTTACCTGGATTCTGCGCCGATAAAGTTTTTTCCGCGTCTCCAAAAGCTTTCAACAGCCAAGCTTCAATCCCCATCTCTGGAATGATTGAAACCACTTTTTCCTGAGACCTTTCGTCTACCATACCCATTTTGTTCTCCTTTTCTAAATTATTTAATTTCTACTTTTCCATAACCTCTTCTGGAGGTATCTGGAACTTACAAATACGATCCATATAATCTTTACTCACCCTCAGTCTATCTTCAAAAGTAAGAGGAACTGTTATTGGAATATTGGTTATGTATTCCGACAATTTCACATCTGGGTGTGCTGCGTATTTACCAGTCGCAAGCTCCATATGCAAACAATGAACAGAAGTATCTGCAATGGTTTCTATTCCACACTTCCTTGCCAAATTATAAAACCAAGCATCTTCTCCTATAAAGGTTACATCCTTATCCCCCCACGTTTTGTCTGGAACAATACAAAACAATGGGATATCCTCAAACCGAGCTTTCATTTTTTTAATGAGGTGCATTGGTATCAATGTGCAGCCTAATCCAGACGATACAACATTCCTTATAATTCCTGTATTAGGGGTGACATCCGGAAGTACCCATCTTTCTTCTTCATCCTTCACGCTCATCATCACATTTCCAAATTTAACATAATAGATACCACAAATTATAGCTTCAGGATATTCTTTGCTAACCTTCAACATTTTAGACACGGCGTCGTAGGGTAAGGCCGTATCTTCATCTACAAAAAGAGCATACTTAGCTCCATCCTCTAACGCTTTTCCTATCAAATAATTTCTAGCCGTATCTACCGGATTTCCGTCTATCGCATGATAGGATACGGCCACGCTTGTCAAATCGATCATTCTGTTTTTCCAGTCTTGTAATTGCTGGGCTGGAGTTTCTTTAAAATTTCTTCTTGGTTGAAGTATTGCGATAAATGGTTTTTGTTTTGTCGTTGAAAATTCCCTTGCTATTGCATGTATCTCTTCAGTGATCTCTTCTTTACTTTTCATTCTTATCTCCTACATTTTATTAAAGAAAGATGAACAGCATATTGCCAATGAAAAAGGTATTGCTGGCAAAGTTGACAATTTTTGTCCTACCGTCGCATTGTTTGGAATTAAATGTATGTTGCCATTAGGGTCTAAAGTCCCACTTTCATATGCCCCTGTATTCAACGTATAAACCAATGAATATGTGGAAACCACTCCGCTTGTTGAAACTCTTTGCCCTACCGCTGCTTCCGAAGGAACAAAATGCACATACCCGTTTGGACTCAACACGCCTCCATAATATCCTCCACCAGGATTTGTATATACCAACGCATATGTAGAAACCACTCCAGCAGAAGAAACCATCTGTCCCACTGCCGCTTCATTAGGAACAAAATGCACATTCCCGTTTAAATCAAGAACTCCTCCCACGTATGCGTTTCCTGTCGTATACACCAATGCGTATGTAGAAACCACTCCTGCTGAAGATATTTTTTGTCCCCTGGCAGCCTGAAAAGGTATGAAATGAATATTTCCATTAGGGTCTAATACTGCTCCTTGATACGCACTGCCTATCGTGTATACCAAAGAATAAGTTGATACCACGCCCGCTGAAGAGATTTTCTGTCCTACAGGAGCATTATATGGAACAAAATGCACGTTTCCATTTGGATCAAGTATACCTCCATCATATGCCAAAGTGGTTGTATATACCAGCGCATATGTGGAAACAACTCCCGACGCATTTATTTTTTGACCAACATGGGCGCTTTGCGGTATAAAATGAACATTACCATTTGAATCCAGCACCCCGCCTTGATAAGCATTAGCCGCCGTGTAAACCAACGAATAGGTAGAAACAACACCCGCCGAAGAAATTTTTTGTCCTACCGCCGCAGAAACTGGAATCATTTGTATGTTTCCAAATTGATCCAAAACTCCTCCTGTATATGCGTTAGCTGCCGTGTACACAAGAGAATATGTGGAAACAATTGGATATGAAAAAGTGCTTCCCCCATTTATGCTTCTAGCTAACAGTGTTTGAAAATTCGACCAATAAGACACGAGTAACCCCTTAAAACTTATTTAAGAATGATGAACAACAAACTGCCTGGGAAAATGGTATCGCTGGCAATATGGAAATCACTTGTCCAACTGCTGCCTCGTAAGGAGCAAGCCAAATATTGCCATTAGAATCCAGCACCCCACTTCTGTATGCCAAAGCTGTTGTGTATGCCAATGAATAAGTGGTCACAGTTCCTGTCAATGAAACTTTCTGTCCTACTGGAGCAGAAGCTGGAACAAAATGAACATCTCCATTTGGAGAAAGAATTCCTCCTGAATACGCGGGCGCCGCCGTGTAAACCAACGAATATGTGGAAACAACACCTGCCGAAGAAATTTTCTGTCCTACCGCTGCTTGAAAAGGAACAAAATGTATATTCCCATTCGGGTCTAAAACCGCACCTTGATATGCGCCTGCTGCCGTATAAACCAATGAATATGTGGAAACCACTCCTGCCGAAGAAATTTTTTGTCCTACCACAGCATTATAGGGAACAAGATGTATATTTCCATTTGAATCTAAAACTCCGCCCACATAAGCCGTGCCTGTCGTATACACTAATGAATAGGTTGAAACAACTCCAGCAGAAGAAACTTTCTGTCCCACTGTTGCTGCGTCTGGAACAAAATATATATTTCCATTTGGATCAACTACTCCTCCCCAGTACGCGGCTGCTACCGTATAAACTAACGAATAAGTAGATACAACTCCTGATGCGTTTATTTTTTGACCAACAGGAGCATTAAAAGGAACAAAATGCACATTTCCATTTGAATCAAGAACTCCACCGGCATAAGCTCCTGTAGTTGTATATGCCAAAGAATATGTTGAAACCGCTCCACTAGATGAAATCTTTTGACCCACTACTGCTGAGTAAGGAACAAAATATATATTCCCATTTGAGTCTAAAACCCCTCCCCGATACGCTTGAACAAGTGTATACACCAAAGAATATGTAGAAACTATAGGATTACTGAATGTAGTCCCACCGGTTACACTTCTTCCTATCAATTCCTGGAATCCAGCCCAGTATGTCATTTAGGTTCCAATCTGACCATTATTGCAATTGGGCAATGTCCCGTGACAATTCAAATATCCTAATGTTCCTGAAGAGTTTGCCCCATAAACGAAATATGCTGTTGGGCTTGGCGTATCATTAACCAGTGTTACCGTTCCCGCCGCATTCACCAAACTATCCGCAAATACTAAAGATGATGAACCCCCTGGCGTTAATTTAGTCTGAATGCCACTTGTGTCTTTGTAATACAAATTTCCATCACTCAAAACATACAACTGTCCCGTCAACGAAGAAGTTGGAGGCGCTGCTGCTAGAGGTTGTGTTGTGGTTGTATCTGTTGAGAAATTAAGCGCTGTTGTTCCAACCGTGTATGGGCCTGCTGAATATAATAGAAAAAATACATTCAACAGAGTGCTTCCAAAATTAGGAATTACAATTGAATTCTCCAGTATAGTTATTGAACTATTAAAATCTGTTGCTCTTGTTAAAACATAAACTGCTGAAGCTCCTCCTGTGGCGGTAACTGTGTAAATACCATTGTGTGATGCTGCGGCTTCTTGCCAAACCAATATTCTATCACCAACTGCCACCGCCACCCCATCTACCGATAAGGCTCCGTTTGAATTGCCTGTTAAAGTAGCGCCAACTCCAGCCGTGCCATTCGCATATGTGTTAGCTGGAAGCGCTGCCGCAGTAGCTAATCTAACCGGCTGTTTCCAAGCTCCAGCGGATGTTCCTGTTATCGTCAACACATAAGTTGAAACAGGTGCTCCACCATCTGATGCTAACTGACCATCTCCTGTAATTACCGCTGTTGTAAAAGAACTTGGATAGGCCATACTAGCGCCTACCAAATTGATAGGATTATTGTATCCAGTCATTCCAGCAGGAAAAATTCCATTTGGTGAAAATGCGTTTGGTATTCCATTGGCTATTAATGGATATCCATTCAATCCTTGCACATTAACCACACCACCACTGCTAATAGTCGCATCTCCTGACATTGTCGTCCAAGTAGATGCCGGGGTAGCATTGGACATAAGAATCTGTCCCGCTGACCCCGGCTGTAACTGCTTGGGTATTATCGCTGTTGATGACATCTACTTCTCCTTACTTACGATAATCTGCCAACAGCGCTGATCCCGTGGGAGGTGCCGTAAGATATGTTATGGTCGCCCCAGAGATAGTGTAATCATTTCCAGCTCCTGCTAATTGTCTTATTCCATTCAGGTACAATTGCACCGTTCCAGCTATTGGAGTATTAGCCAAGGTGTATGTGACATTTGATCCGTTAATCGCTCCTGATGGAACCTCACTAAGAACAAAGTGTGAGGTCAAGCCTCCCGATATGGACAAAACTCCCGCACTGGTTATTGTGGCATCGCCGGACATACTTGTGGTCGCCCAATTTAGCCCATTGGCTATCAAAAGATTTCCAGAAGTCGCTGTCGTCAATCCTAAAGCAACACCATTGATCTTTCCGACGGTCGTTGCTCCGCCCGCGACAATTGTTACATCCCCAGACATAGTCACAGATGTCCATTGATTGCTTCCATTTGCGACCAAAATATTTCCAGACGTAGCTGTTGTCGTTCCCAGGGTAGCGCCGTTAATTTTGGTGACCGTGAAAGCTCCTGCCGTACTGAGAGATATGTCTCCAGAAGGCGTTACATAAGCCGGAACATTTGAACCATTGGTAACAATGATTTGACCAATACCAGTCCCGTTGGAAAGACTGATCTGAGTTCCAGATATCGAAATCAAAGTTCCTGCCGTCACCGCTCCGGCCCCGGAGAATTGAGTAAAAATAATAGCCGTGGTTCCAATTGTAGGATTAGTGGAATTGGTACAAACCCATCCTGTCGCCGCATTGGCTGTTCCCGCTTCAACAAATGTATAGCCGCCAGGAATTTCCGAAGGAATATCAAAATCCAAACTACGGGTCAGCACATAATACGCAGAAGCGCCACCCGTAATTGTCACGGTATAAATCCCATTATTTGCCTGGGCCGCTTCATTCTTTACTAAAATACGTTCGCCAACAGCAACCGGAGTTCCATCCACAGACAATGCTCCGAAAGCATTTCCTGTCAAAGTCGCTCCAACACCAGAACTTCCATTGTTATAGGTATTGGCCGGAAGAGCCGCCGCTGTCGCAAGATAACAGGAATCCTTCGTGGAAAGACCTTGCGCTTGTGAATCCACGTATCCCTTTGTCGCCGCATCCGTTGCTGCCAATGGAGTTCCCAGATTATTAATCAGGTATGTTCCCATACTCCAATTAGCCCCCATTGCCACCGCGCCGGTGTTGAGGATAATCTCAGAGCCTACCGCCAATTGCCCTAAAGTGATTCCAGCAGATGCCGAAATCTGGGTCGTTGTAATCGTTCCTGCCTGAATCTGCGTTGATCCATTTATTTGAGTCGTCATTCTCTTTCTCCTTAAGTATGAAAGTAATTAGCGGTTAAAGCCGCTGCTATTTCAGGAACAAACGCAAATGTGATCGTATTGCCGGTAATCACGTAATCCTTACCGATTCCACGCTCCAATGCCTGCCCATTATAAAACAATATCTCTTTATCCGTTGTCGGAGCTACACTCGTATGAAAAACATTATTCATCCCATCCGGAGCCGGTGTCAAAATCTCTCCTGATGTATATTCCGCCGATCCGGCTATTCCTTCCGCCAACTGATCCAATGCTCCTTGCACAGTAGTCGCAGACAAAGGAGAGGTCGGTATATATGAGACCGATGAAGCCGGAACCACGCCGGAAGAAGACGCGAAATTCATTCCCACAAGGAATAATTCCTTGTTCGTGAAATCGTAACTTCCCATAATCACCTGATCCGGACCCGGCGTATAGGAAATAGGTTCGTAAGAAAGAGTCGCTTCTCCTCCCGTCAAAGTCCCTATCAAAACCTGATTTTGGGTTGCCGTTAAACTTCCCGCGTTAATTGTGTACGAAGCTCCTTGAACATAAAATTGCCCGTTTCCCCAATTTATCAAAGCCATTGCAGGCGTTGCCACGAAATGAGGATCAATGGACCACAGAATCCCCCACTGAAAAACTACCGATTGAAGAAACGAATCCAAGTCCTCCGTCTCAACCGCCTGTGGGTTAATGTTAAAAGTATCCGGAGAAACATCCGAAATCGGAACCACCGTAGGAACATCCACTGGACCACTTGGAATAATAATGTCCCCACGCGCCACCATCGTTTGAGCCTGTACGCTAGAAGCATATTCATCCATATCAATAGTTACCTGCTGCAAATAGGAAATCGTCAGACCGATATCTATCAATCGGACTGCCGGAACTACCCTTCCTATTAAAGTTACCGTAGACACGATCTTTCTTATCCTCCGAAGCCGATAAGGCTCCAAGCGCTTCCTGTCCACATTGCCGTTAAACCAGCTCCTGTCGGCAAGGATTTTCCTAATATGCTAAACGAAACGCTTCCAACATTGTTTATGTAAACAATTCTTCCCGCTGTCGCGGAAGTCGGAGCTGGAAGAGTGATGGTTTGTCCCGCTGTGGTTTGGTGAATATTAAAACTTGGATTTATGTCCACAGTTGTAGCGGCGGTTCCAATATCTCCACCCGAAGAAATATCAGAAATATTAAAAGTATTCATCACTTCCGCCACTTCATTCATCAAAATCGCCTGAATAATAGGCTCGCAATCCTCCATCTCCACCGATTGAGGCCGAAGATTAAAAGTATCCGGATCAACATCCGACATATTTACCGTTGTCGGTGTTCCGGAAGACCCAGGCAATAAAATCAAAAGCCCGCGACTCACTAACTCCTGGGTATTTGTGCTCTGGCTGTATTGTAGGTTTGCGATTTCAACGATTTGGCCCCAAGCCACCGTCTGATCCAGATCATAAATCTTTATGGACGGTAATGTGTTTCCTTGAAGAAGAACTGACATGTTTCACCTCAGAGAGTTTGATCGATGGCTTTTGAAGCAGATGCAAGCGCTTTAGTCGATGGGGCTGGCTTTGGAGTCTGGACCGGCATGTCAGGCACCAGCACTCCATGATCTAGCGCATATTTCACAGCCTTGCTCTTTCTTACCATTCCCTGTGGAAACAGCGCATAGAGATTGATTATTTGTCCAGCCTTAATCTGATAATTGCCCAAATCCGCCAAAACCAAATTAGCCGTAGCCTTCAAAATCGGAGGCACATTTGTCTCCGGTAGTTTCTTTCCCTTAAGCATGGTTCTCTCCTTAGAATCCGAACACGTTTTGCATGTTAGGCAACATCGACAGAGGACGAGTAATACGGAATGGAAGCCTCTGACTTCCAAGTCCGATAGCCTTCGGCCTATGCGTCATCTTCCAGTTCAGCACCAATTCCTTGAATCTTGCTAATGAATCCTGAGCCAATCCACGATAGTCCTGGACCCGATTCAAAATCTTAAAACTTACTCCATCATTATAATCCAAAACGTTCGGAACTTCTTTTGATTGTCTCGCCCTAAATGCCCTGAAAATAACGCCTTCTTCAATAACCGGAATCGCATCCGCAGGTAAAGTCTGAAACGTATAGCTCGTCAACATCTTTCCCGTGCCATTGAATTCATTCAAGGCACTCGTCAGCCAAGCAGCGATTTGAGTACCTGTCCAGCGATATTGGGGAACCTTGTCCAACTGATAGAAGGTAGCGTCATCATCAGCCAAATCATAACGGATTAAGTCCATAATTTGATGAAGCCGGTCCATATATCCGCCTTGACCGGGTGCCGATAATTGACTTTTCCTACCAAGAGAATCATAGAAACGAATTTGATAAACATCGCCTAAGTTTCCAGTCAAGTCCTCATATTCATTAATCCAGAAATTGTTATTGGTGCCGATTGCGTTTCCATCACTCGTAGCATTAATGATCGCCACGGACACAAGAGGAGGTAAGCCATTGATTTCTTTTAAGATTTCTACCTGCCGGACATCGACCCTGGCACCGTCATTACTGATGTTTTCATACTGGTCAGGGGAATTCCATTTGATTACGTTGGACATTAACTTCCCCTTTGCTCTACCTCGATTAAGATCGGAGCCTCCGGAGTCATCAGAGGAGGATAGATATCCATGACCTCCAACGAAACACTCGGAACGCTAATCGCTCCCGCTCCATCCACGGCCACGACCCGATAAAAATAAAGATTCCCAGGAACAGGAGGAATCAAACTGTTTACCGCATTGTCCGCATAGGCCGTCGTATAAGGAGAGGCCGTCTGCGGAACTGGGGCCAGATTGATTTTCGATCCTACATCCTGGACACTGCTCGACCGATAAACATCATAATGATCCGCTCCAGCCACTCCTGTGAATTGAATATCGATCTCGGTGTTAGCTACCGACGTAAGGCTAAGGCCTGTCGGAGTAGGAAGCATTAGTTCTGGGCCTTTGTTTCAAATGAGGCCGTCACGACCGGAGTAACTGCGCCTTGCTGGGGAATATCAATCCTTGTCCAGCCAGCGTTGATCTCATCCACAAATGTAACCGGTGTATTGACTCCCAAGGAAATAGAGTTAAGAGCCGCCGTAGGGGAAGGATACCAGACCGTACTTGAATTCGTTGGATCGCCGTCACAGTAATAGACCTTGGCCGTACAAGCCAGAGTCGAGGAAAGCTTAAAAGTAACTTGTTTCTTGCCTGAGATATTTCCAGGAGTTGAGTGCGTAGTTCCGCTACCAGTCGGAATCAACTGCTGATTAAAAAGTAGGCCTCCTCCAACTAACATGGACATTCGCCTTCTCCTTTAAAGCAGGCCTCCCTCGGCAAATCCGAGGGAGGCTCCGCTCTTTTAAAGCTCCTGATTTTTTCCTGCGCCAACTTCAACAACGTTGGCTTGCAAGCCCTGCGGAGCGGTTTTTTCCAGCTTCTCGATCTCGCCCTTCAAAAAGACGATTGAAGCCTGCATTTCCATCCGCTTCGTATTACTTTGAAGGGATTCTTGCTCGTCCTCCATCTCCTTCAGTTCCTGCTTCATCCTGGCGACATCATAATAATTCTCATTCGCCGTATGAGGTGTTTTCTTATCAAGAGTTGTCCCAAAGACAACCTTGTTTGGATGCGAGGTATCGTCGAGGCTTTCTACGACTGCCAATGTCGGCGGTTGCGGAGTAAATCCCGAACCTGGGAGAATTCCCTCCAGTGCTCGTTTCAGGCCCCTTGACCTGATCCTGGCTTGATCCGAACACAGTCCCTGCAACTCCACGATCTGGTTGGGCGGAATCGTAACTCCATTGCCCTCTTTGCCATCTTCCGATAAATCGTGAATGTACAGGCTTGCTCCGGACACATTCTTCACGAACTTGACCTTCTTGATGTCTTCCACTGAAAACGTCTTTTGATTTTCCATGATTTCCATCCTTTGGCTTTTAGCCATTTATTTGCAAACTTCAGTTCCTGAAAAAGGGGAGACCTATAGGCCTCCCCTCCCAGGATTAGTTCAAGCCACCCAGGTTTTACTGAGTCGGATCGAACGAAATCTTCTCGACGCCCAAGGCATTGAAAACGGTCATGCCCAACAGCTCATATCCAACAAACCCCAACCGCAGGTTGTCCGGATCGTCCGCCGGGATAACGTCAACGTCTTTCCTGATCGGCATCCAAGCAAGGTACTTGGGAGCCGTCAACGCATAGACCGTTCCTTGCGGAATCTGGTCCGTGACGTAGAAATCCGCGCCCCAGTAAGAACCCAGGTATCCGGTCTCCCGGACTTCCTGCATCCCCACTTGGTCGAGGTTCTGGTATTGCAACCGACGGATACCCATCGTCGCAAAAGGCGACATGAGCAGAGCGCCGACTGGCAAACGATTCTTCTCGATCTGAGCGAACCCTTTTGCCATCGTGTCCCTGTCGAACAAGCCGGTCGTGACAACCGGAGTATTCGCCAAACCCGATGCGGTTTCCAAAAGACCGAAACCGATCAAGTCCTCACGAAGCTTCATTCCTTCGATCAACCTGTCCTTCGACCGATCCAAAGCCCGATACCTACGGTTGTACAGCTCACTGTAGGGGACCTTGACCCTGGATGCGATTTCAAACGGCTGGAGTTCGACCCTCTTGCCGACCATTTCGATCTGGCGAGGAGAACCGAACTGCCCCACCTTGACGGCTGGGGCCAACGGCTGGTCCTTATCGTAGATAAGGGGTACGCCGTCCGGCATCTGCTCCACGATAGCGAACTTGCGGAAGATGCCCTTATAGTCCAAACGGAAACGAACCGGATTCGCCATGTTGGCGGCGATCTTGTTCAACCCCGCTGGAGTCTGCAAGGCCTGGGTCAGTTGAGCTTCCCGAACCAAGTTAGCCTTGAGTTGGAGTCCACGTTCCTTCTGGGTAGTCTGACCCTCGTGATGAACGTATCTTCCCTTCCTACTGCCACTGGCCGTATCGAGCAAAGCCCGAAGACCAGCAATAATATCCTGTTGTGCTACTGTCATTACGTATCACCCCGCTTCTTTTTTAGATTTTACGACTCGACGACTGGCATGAAGTAAACCTCCACGCTGTCATCGCTGGTGTTCTGCCCCTTGATGACAATGCCCTTAGCCGTTCCCGCACCACCGGAAACGTTGGTCCAAAGACCAGCGGCACTGACATAAATCTTGTCACCCGGATTGAACGTGATTGTGGTGTCGTACGGCGCACCCTCAATAACGTTTCCGTTAGGATCGGTGTTATCGGCGGACCCGGAACCGTTAATGAACTTCAAGCGGCAAACACCGCCCAAAATCGTAGCGTTTCCGTTCTGGCGATCCTGGTAGGAACTGTTCTTGAACACTCCGATGATAGCCGTCTCATCGGCGACCAAGGCCAGCCTCACTCCGTTGGCATCGATAGTCGCTGGTTGTCCACCGTAATAAGGATGAACGCCCTGTGCGCTATCCGTCATGTTCAATGGCAACTCACCGTCCTGGTAACCACCCTGCAATTGTGTTACTCCCATTCGTATCACCCCATCTCATTTAAAGATTTTCGGCTACCTATCCCTTACTGAAGGTGATCGGCCCCGAAGAAGGTTCCATCTTCCAAACTGCCCGCGACTACCTCCGTCGATCCGTCCGTCAAGGACAGTCCGGCTTCAGCAATCCTGGATGCTTCACGAACTTTCCTTGGAACATAGGAACCTTTCGTGATGCTCATAGCATCCGGCAACGACGCCCACACCTTCTTTGTCGCTTCGAATTCCACATCGCTCATCTTGCTCAATTCAGCGATCTTGGACTGAAGCTCTGTTGACGACACCAGCCCTTTGCGGATGCCGATCTTTACCAGTTCCTTAACGGCAGTGGCTTTCACCATCGCTGTCAAACGAGCCTTGGATTCGGCTTCCCGCCTCTGGGCGGCGATTTTTTGTTTCTGCTCTTCGGCGAACCTGCGAGCAGCTTCCACCTTCTCGCCGTCCTCCTTATCCTTCTTCTCCATGTCCTCCATGACTTTATCGGTATCAGCCATCAATTTCTTGGAGGTGCCGATCATCTTCCGGAGATTGAGTTTCACGGCTTCCCTGGTTGCGCCTTCCAATGTCAAGGAAGAAGTGGACAACTCCTCGATAGCGTTCGCCAACGCTTCCAGCTTGTTGACGGCGGCTTCGATGAACTGAATATCTTTCACCTTGGTGGCAGCGGTTACCTTGTAACCAGACTGCGCCAAAAGAGCGGCCTGATTCTTTTTCATCTTCAGGACGGCTTCCAAGGCATCGTTTTTATCGTCTATCTTCTGGACCATTTCCTTGGCCTTCGGAGGAGTGGCTTCCTCTTCCTTCGCCATTGGGGCAGATTCGGAGGCCGGAGGCGGAGTGACCGGCGAAGCTTCAACGCCATCGGCGGAACAGCTCAGGCCCTCTTCTTTCTCGATTGGCTTCCCGTCCACAGGGCCATCCTTCTTTGGACCATCTTTCTTCTCGAATTGCGGAGGCACGCCATCCGCTTTCTTCTGGCGAGCATCGGTCCTAATAGGGGCCGTCTCAACTTTTTCGTCGGTGCCCTCATTAAGCCGCTTGTCGGTCGTTTCGTTCGGCTGATCCATAGCGGTTTTTTCCTTTCCGTCTTCGAGTTTCTTTTCCTCCGGCTTTACCGGAACTTCTTCTTCGGCCTTGAAAGTAAGCGTGTCCGGGCGTCCTGGAGAGCCCATCGAACCACGATTCATGTCGTCGGCCATTCTCCTGCGAGCCGCCGCACGGTCGCCATCGAACTTCTCAGTGGCGTTCTTCTTGGCGTCTTCATAGGATTTTCCGCTCTGCATCTCGGTGACCATATGGTCAACCTTGGCCTTTTCATTGTCAGCCACAACGGCTGGACGAGCAGCGGTATGCGGATACTCCGGGGCGTCCTGTTGGGTCTGATTCGGATCACCTTTCATGTCCGTTTCCTTGGGAGCCGTTTTCTTTTGAACGGAATTGGTGGCCTGATCCGGATCGCCAGCCTTGGGCATATAATCGCCCTTTTCGTCAACGGTCTCAGTCGGATTGCCGTCCATCTCCAAAGCTTTCTTCAAAAGAGCAACGGTACTGGCAAAGAATCCGCCCTTTTTCTTGTTTCCTTCCTTCGCCGGGCCATGTGTCTGTAGCTCTTTCTCCTCCGGGGATTCAGGGGCCTTCTCCACCGGCATCTCAGTGGCTTCGCCTTCCTTGCGGACATCGGCATCACTGACCTTAGAATCCTGCTGCTTCTTCTGGCCGTCCGAAACAGCCTTTGGAACACCGCCGATTTCCTTCTGGTCAAAGATCAGGTCCTTGGCTTCAGGATTGTCGGCGATCACTTTCTTCACGAGAGCAAAGGCCTCGATCACCTGCTTCGAAGCGAGTGTATAATCCTTCTTCTCTTCCATCGTCTCCATCTTGTCGCCCTTCGGAGCCGTGGTATCCGATTTTCCCTTAGCCTGATCGGAGAGGGCTTTGTCCTTGTCCGCCGGAGAACCTGGGTAATCGCCCTTCTCCTCCTGAGTATCCAACTTCAAACCGTCTTTTGCTGTTTTTGGCGTAGTCACTGTAATCCCTCCCTTGAGTTTTTCAGCGAACGGCGAACGATTAATGATAAGCCGATTCAAATCCAAATCTGCCGCGATCTTCTCTAAATACTTTGCGTCTTTGTCCGCCCCTGCCGTTGTGATGATGGAATCCTCGAAGAAGGTGACCCCACAGTTAATCTCAAACGGTCCGCCGTCGCCGCCCTTCTTTTCCCCGTAACGTCCGAGGTGATGGCAGTATTCTTCCGGAACCGTCGCAATACCGCGTCTGATAGAAAGCTTGTTGTAGGCGATCTTTTCAATGTCTTTGAAATTCTCTCCATCCCAACCAGCTTCCCTCAAACACTCGCTACAAATAGAATGCTCAACGTAACAGCCCATCGAAGTATCAGTTACCGCACCCTTCTCAATAGCGGCAATAAGCCCCGGCTTCTTCGCCTCAGCTTTCATCTTATCAATGGCATGAATGCCTTCGACGTACATGTCTTCCGGAAGATAGCGGGCATCAACAATAAAACCGACCGCTTTCCTCGGATCATCGTTATCGTGATCGATATTTACTGCGGCATTGATAAAAGTCGCGTACCGGCGGGCCAACTCCTTAGCCTGGAAAGCATCCCCGTTGGCATTGGCTCCATGCTTCTCAAGAGCACTAACCATTCGGGTCCGCATGTAAAGATACGAACTTGGGTCCAGTTCCCAACCCTGCCGGATTGCGGCATAACGGGTGAAGAACGACTTATCGGTCAAGATCAGATTATCTACTTTTTCCCTATTCAGGATTTCCAGGACCCTGGTTGCGACGCCAAGCTTAATTAACATGGCTCTCGCCTCCACCGCTTCCCTGACTCATCTCCGAGGGAGTTTGTTTTCCGTCCACTTTCACACCATCATCCACGACACCATTGTCGTGAGAATAATCCAACTGCTCACCGCCTTGAGAGCGCTGACTATCCTTACGTAGCTTATCGACGAAATCGTAAAGCATCTTTTGGATCATAATCATGCTCTCGTCTTCGCACTCGACGAGGATGTCAAAAAGACGATTTAAGTTTTCTTCGACAATATCCAGATCATTGGAATCGACATCTGCTTTTTTGAGGAGGGCGTACTGATCGGCCAAGGTGAATTGAGCGCACACTCGCACTAATTTAGAAACGATCCCCGCCATCTCCCGCCGCATGTCCTCGCCAATTTCATGGGTAAGGGCCGCCATCTGGATTCTGGTTTTGATCGACTCCTGGGTCGGAAAAATCTGACCCGTACGGTGCCACTCATCTATGATATCAAGCGCCTTGACTGCTAGAGCCTGCGTCATTCTTGTTTCCAACCTTTTGCCAATCGATGTTGTCCAGATTCGGCTTTTGAGAGCCTTCACTGGCTTCGACTTTGGGCTTGTTATCGCCCGTATAATGCCCTACTTCTTCAATCTTCCCCGTCGGCTTCACGCCGGTTTTCTTTAACATTTTCAAACCTCAACTATTTCTGTGTTCTCTTTTGGCGAGAACATGACCCATAATTTTTTCAGCGCTTCGTCCGGAGTCCTCGCCAGAATCGCACCGCTCATATACGGCGCAAAAGGGGCCGGTATTTTGGTCTTTAGGACTTCAAGATATCTTGGGTCTTCTTTCAGAATTTTGATTCTAACTACCGTCCTGCTATTGGGCTTTTCTTCAATAAAAAACCCCGATCCCATCAGTAGTACCCTCAGAACCTGGGACACCCACTTATTGTATGCGCTATAAAACAATTTTCCATTATTATCTTGCAAAATCAAAGCCGACAGCGTACCTCTATCCGAGTTTTTAATAGCTATAAATTTCATGTCATTCCTACTTGATTGATTTCTTGGTTTTAGCTTCACTTATTTTTTTTCTAGTTTCTTCCGACAGCGTCTTCCCAAACATAGGATTTCCTGATCCACTTCTGCGAAGACTCATCAATTTTTTCGTACGCTTTGAGTGCTTTCGCCCTGTCCATCCGTTGTTGCCTTTCCTGGACAAACTTATTTTCATTTTAGTTCGGCGGCTATGTTGGAACCCTTTAGGAAGAGGCATTTAATTTACTCCTCCCCGCGCCAAATATTCATGATCCATAAAGTTATCTCGAAGAAAATCGTACATAGGTTCATCAAGCAACATCAGTTTCACCGGGTCCGCTACATAACCCGCAAACGCCTCGATGAAATAATCATCCGGACTTTGCGAGGCCAACGGAGTAATAAACGGATTATCTCCTACCAGTTCAATATTTTCCTGCTCCAGGGTAAAATGTTTTTCCCCTGTCTTTTCATAGAATCGATTACGGACCCATTCCCTTTGATCCTCAGAAGCCGACATCCATGCCTGCTCCGCGTGTTGACGCAAAATCGGCACAACGATACGATTCACGTCCCCAGCGACCCCACTAACCAAGACTGTTCCATTCCTGGTCGTATACTGGGTAATCTTTCCTCGCTGATCTATTTTCTCCATTTCCAACATGGACTTGGCCTGATCCTCCGGATAAAACCCCATCAGATCATCCATACGATCAGCCTGCCATTCGGAAGCTTCGGTTATCTCAGGAACAAATTTGATCTCGTATGAAGGACCAAAATCATGAAGTGCCTGCTGGACCTGCTCCTGATATTCGATAGGAACATTCTGGGCTTTAGAATCCGCTGACTCCAAATCTGAAGAGTTCGTAAATTCAGTCTTAGGCTCTTGCTCCAACTCCTTCTCAAAATCCTCAAAACTTTCCAGGTTTATTCGGGGTCTATATCCACCCCGACAGTTTGGATGACTAATATAAGTAACTGGATATCCTTCCGTAATGCTATCATTCAGCAAATCCTCTATCTGAAAAACATTGTTTCCTGGCTGACAAAGCGTCTTGCAAAGTGAACAGGTCTTAAGATCATTGATTTCCACCCGCTCCACTTCCCGGACTCCCTGGTCATACCATTCCTGGAGCTGGACCTTAGCATAGGAATTGGATGTCTCGGTACGAACAATCCTCTCGATCAAAAATCTCTTGTCATGCCACAACTCAATGAGCTTCTGACGCATTTGGGCTCTGGTAAGATTTTCGTCCTGAAGTTTAGATTCCTGATCCAAAAGAAATTGCCGGGTAAGGTCGTTTGGACCTCCCTGCTCAATCCATTTGTCCTTCAACTCATCAAGGATTCCTTTACCGACAGTCTTAACCTTACCAAAAGATTGATCCAACTGTTCCTTGTCCAGAGGATTGTTGTCTCCGATAGTCGCCCGCTTCATAAGCCTGCGAGCTTCCCGGTCAAATCCCATCTTTTTCTTGGCGACATCTCGACCAATGTCCGTCAAGGCCTTGAAATAAATTTCAAAAGGAATTATCGATTCATCCATCACTTTGTTGAAGTGATGCTCAAAAGAGCCAACCACATCGTTAATGGTGATGTTTTTCTTTTCTCGATAAGTTTGCAGAATACGGTCAGCGAACTCTACGGCCTTGGAATTGTATTTGTCTACAATAGCCGTCTCAAGATTAACGATGTGGCGCACGGCATCCGGGTGCATCTCACTCTTAGCGAGACCATCATGCCATTCAGCCATAGCCATCCGGGAAATCCCGCAATGACAAATATGATCGGAGTGAACTTCCGGCTCACAGCAAATCACGGCAGTTTTTATCACAATTGGGCCGTCGCCAACTCTTCCGCTACCACTGTCGGGTCTTTTAATTTTCCGTCCTCGGAATATAGCTTCGAACGGCGATCTAACCCCAATAACAGTTTTGTCTTTTCTTCTTTCGCTATTTCTTCTGCTGATTTTGAGTTCCATCTAATACTCGCTCCCATCATTGTTGTTCCAGGTTCCTTGGTTTTGAGATCACCCGGCTCCTTGGTAGTCGGAGCCGTTTGACTGGTCGACCCTTTAGGAGAACCTGGAAGTTTCTGCTCCGGGGCTGCTGTTGGAACCTTCGTATCCAGGTTAGTCGTCGGCTTGCTGCCCGGAGCAGCACCCGGTTTATTTCCTGGTGTAGTCGTAGGAGCGCCTGGAGCCTGGACTCCATACATTTCCTTTAATTCCTTCATGATCTTGCTTTCATCACGCAGGGCTTGAATCTCATCCTCATAATTAATATCGAGGATCGAGTAAATTTTCTTAAGTGAAACTTCTGGAATTGGCTTCGCCCGCAAATTAATAATCATTTGCTTCTTTTGCAGGTCCTCCACCAGTTTAAGCTTCTGCTTCCACTCCATAGTCGGGGTATTGAGCTTCCTCTCCTTGTTTCCAGGGCGGATACCATGATCGGATTGGGCTTGCGTCAATGGCTCATAGAATTCATTCGCCAAAGCCACCGGAACGAACAACTTCCTCTCACAGAAATCTTCTAACTTTTCTCTCTTCGCCAAATAACGACCCTGAAGAGCTTCCATAGCAACCGTGGCATTGGAATAAGTCGGACCTTCCCCGTGAGTAAGGGCCTTGTTGGTATAAAGAGCCGTCAAAATACGATCTTCAATGAACTCAAACTCCGGAACTATTGGAAGAATCTTTCCCTGCGCTCCCACATAATCCAGACTCAGTCCGTAATGGGTAACAATGGCAGCCAATGGATCATGTGCCTGGGCTTGGAGAAGGGTCCGGAAATCCAGTAAGTCATCCTGGCTGGGCATATAACCGTTCGTTGGGTCTCCCAGCTTCCAGATAACCTTTGGGGTAATCATGCCATCGGCAACGGCATACTGCGCCTCACGTAGTTTGTCCTCGTACAACAAATCCTTCAAGCACCGAAGAACAATGGATGTTCCCCGTGGTTCGTAAGGAGAAGCCTTGCGGGCTATCTGTTCAACGTTATAGGGATCGATTTTGATGTTCTGGCCCATCATGACGGCGGCGATAACGATTGGGTCCAGTTCCTGCTTGATCTCGATATCTTCCGGCTCATTGGAATTGACCAAGGCCTTCAACATCTCGTCTGGCTCCAGCTCAATGGACGGCTTCACGCCATAAGCCAGGGGGTGCATCTTGACCTGGACATAGTCCGGGTTCAGGAGAATCATGGCATCCCAAAAGTTTAGTTCATCGTTCCAATGCAGGTACGGATATACTTCACCGATCAACTCGTACTCACGACTCATCTCCAGCAGTCGATTGAACAGGTCCATTTCTTCGACACAGTTCTCATACACCTTACGGATTTCTGGATCATCGTATTCGAACTTCAAATCGAACTTGGAAATAGGGAAAGAACCATGCAGGTCCAAACAGTTTCCAACCATCGGGTGAAAACGGTCATAATATCGAATCCACTGGTTCAAGACCTTGTAGTTGTACGGCAGGAAGAAGTTAATGATGTTGAGGAGCGGATTCCTAATTTCGGGTGAAGTCAGGGCCACGTCTGCGGCTGTCCTCATGCTTCCAGCTAAGACCAATGGTTTAGGGCTATTCCTCAGCGGACGACCATCGAATCCTGAAGCCGCCCGGCCTTCATTGCCTATCCGCACATACCTCTTACCGCCGTGATTAATATAATTTTCAGGCATTTACCATTCCTTAGCTTCGATTTTATGGAAAGAAATACAACTTCCCATCATCACCAACTTCGATGCTTGTCTCTCCGAATGTCTGGGCGATCTCCGTCAATCTCTCACCCGTGGCCTTGTCATAGTCCCCATCCCAGAACCCATCTCCGTGGTGATTTCGAGTCAGCCAGAAGTCATGACCGGCTTTTTCATTCAGTTGAAGACCCGCCGCCTCAGCCTGTTGCATGAAATTCTCGCAATCAGTCCGGGCTTTTTGTTCCTCACCTGGGGCGAAGTCATCAGTCGTATAGTTCCTGTCCAACGGCTCTCCGCCCGAATCATCACTATTGTCCGTGGAGGACCACAGGGCACATTCCATATAATCCGCCAAGAAATTGGTGATGTCCGCCTTCTTGTACATGGCATAGGTTTCCTTGGTGTAATAATCACCTGTTGTCAGGCCATTCATGACCAAGAGTTTAATAGCCGAATGATAATTGATATCCTCTAGTTCTCGGATCACGTCATCATTCACCGGACCAACTTCCTTCTTCACCCGATCTACGAACTCAGTAGACCAGGGTTCTTGTAGGATAAATTCCCCGCTTTCCGGATATCCTGCCTTCTCGTGAAGTTCATTGTCAATCTGACAAATCTTATCAGTCTGCGGTAACTCCGCTTTCTTTTTCATTCCAGTTTTCCTTAATTCATTTGAAGGAACTAACCACCTATTTTTTTCATGGTCAACAACAATCACGCCACCACGCTCATCAGAACCTTTTCCTTCAACTTGAACTTCAGTTCCTGTTTCCATGGTTCCAAAAGAACCATTTAAAGTTTCTCCAAGATATTCGGCTTTATCCCCATCAACCAACGAATCCCCATCAACATCCTGGATTTGGTCATGTTTCCCAGAAGCGGGATCGATCATGTCGATATAATAAGATGGAAAACCATAGGCATGTCCTTCTGGGGCCTCCGGAACTGGAGAGAAAAATTCAACTCCAATATTCGATGTTCCTTCCATCGATTCGCCGGGACCATTCCCCCAAACCACCACTCCATTTTCTCCACCCTGAAATTTGTAATTTCCACTTTCAAACGGCGTGTTTACCTGGACGACATCTCCTTTAAAGAATCCGCGATGTCCATTTGGAAGATAAGCTTTCTTTTTCATGGCTTCCACAATTTCCCCCTTCATAGTCGGACTGCTGACATACTTACCGCCGTGCATCATGTCGAAATCGTTCTCATAATCAGTGATGTCCATTGCCTCATCAATATTTCTGGTGTAGTAAAACGAGCTTTCGCTGTCATCCCATCCCTGAACATAGATATCGAGTGGTTCCCCCGTTTCGGTATTCTTGGAGTGAACCACTCCAATCATTTTTGCGTTTCTTTCCAAGGCTATTCCTCTTGCCCAGGCATTGCACTTGGCCCGACCGATGGGCTGGTGGAAATATAGCCCCCGCCATTCCAGTCCCGACCTTTTCCTTTCGGGCCAGCAACAGCATCGGGATTGGCTTCCATCTTCTTCTGGGTTTCATCCTTGAACATATCGGGATCAAGGTCGGCCACCTTTTCAGCCCCATCGGCCTTTTCGATGTTTTCAGGAACCCCGCCCATTGTCGGGGCTTGAGTTTCTTCTGCACGGCGACTGGAAGCAATTGCAGGAAGTTCATCCATTGCCTTGTGCTGGGCTTCATCTTCACTCATGCCACTTTCCATCAATTCCTGCACACGGGCATTGAACTTCTCAACCCGCTCACTATCTTCGGTCAGGTCTTGCACAGGATTGTCCCAGATGTGAAGGTAGTTGCCCTTTTCCATGTCAGGGCCATAAGTGGAAGATTCCGCACGGCGACGGCTTCCGGTCTTGATGGCAATCTGATCAAGAATGGCATGAACGGCATCGGTTACGTTTTGCCCAGCATCGAATGCCTGTTCGGCCACTTCATAGACCTTCGGAATGTCCATCATGTTGATTTGATACCCATAAGTGGCAGCCTGAACTTCATCATGAAATGCCTGCCCGCGGGTATCTCTTTTGGCCCTGCGATAGCTGGCCAGTTCGCTTCGGAATTCAGTTCCTTCCCCAGGTTCGCCCTTAGAAGGGAACATCTTCTGTTCGTTATGACCTTCTTCCGAAACTTCTTCGGATGCAGGGGATCGCAACTTCTTTTCGTTCCCATCTTCGATGGCCCCAGCCTTGTCCCAGAAATGGGGATTGTACATGGCCTGTTTGGCATTGGCTCTTCCGATCTCCATATCCAACTCATGCAGGCGTTCTTCAAGAGCCCGCATCTGGGTCTCATCGATGGTTTCTTTTTTCTGCTGTTCAATCCGGAACTTCATCCTCTCCAGGTCATTGATTTCCTGTTCATCGGTAGCATAACGACGCCGACGCCGGATAATGTTGTCGTCACCGACCACATAATAGTGTTCCCCGAAGGCTTGACTGGAAACCGTAATCAAACCGCCTTCAATCATCTTGACATAGGCGCTGATTCCAAGGTCCTTCACGAAAACCTCGTGGCCGATCTTAATGGGCTCTTCCTTGCTGGCCGTGACCTTGCCATAATTCGGGTCCGTCACCTCTCCACCCATGCCCTCGATCTCTTCCCTAAACATTTTCTGTCCAATAGAACAAAGAAGGTCCGGATTCATCTGCACAACACCCGCACTGCAAACTGGACAACTCATTGCGCGCGACATCAATTCGTCATCGGCTGTCTTTCTCACGGAACCCTTCTTTCCTTCCTGCTTATCTTTAATGGTCCACAAGGTTTTATAGGTCCTCGGATCATCCGGACCATATTCTTCCTTGACCTTCTCCTTCACGTCCTTAGATAGACCCGGAGGACAGGTTGCTATAGCATCCAAAGAACTTTTCTTTTGTTGATCTTTGATCTTCCAAAGAGTCTTGTAAGTATTCGGATTATCCGGTCCATATTCCTTCTTTACCTTTTCCTTCACATCCTTGGACAGGCCTGGAGGACAAGAAGCGGATAAATCACGATAGGCGCTGTGACTTTCAAAGCGAATAGCATCCTTACCATTCACTTCTCCGCGCATTCCTCCAAAATAATTTCCGCCGCCTTCAATACTTGTTATCTCAGGATGTTCTTTCTGAAGTTCAGAGAAATTGTTATATACCTTGCCGTCCAATTCGCACGGAAGATTTTGGATTTCCTCGTCACTGTACTTGTCAATCCAACTCCCATAAGCATCTCCACGCTGACGAGCTTTTCTGAAATAAAGACCTGCTCCTGTGAACATTCCAGATGGCCCAGCTTCCGGGTCCGGTTCTCGCCCAATATCCGTCATAGGGACTTCACTCTCTTCTTCAAAAGTCTGTTCCTCTACTTCGTTTTTCAAATCATCTCCAGTTCCAGTAAACGGCAAACTGATTGCCGCATAAGGATCGGAGGTTCCAGCGAAATAGTCTGCTCCGCTGACATCCAATAACTGCCCATTAGCCGTAATATAGGCATAAGACTCGCAGTTATGATTATCGTTTTCGAGATCGCACCCATTATCCTTGCAGATTTCAACGGAACGATTCTTGAGATACTCAACGATCTCGTTCCAGTCCGCCTCGGCCTTTTTCTTCATCAAAGCGGCCTTGGCCCGGCGCTCCTTGCGGCTCATGCGATCCTGCTTCACGTATTTTGTGGCCTTGGTCACCTTGTTGGCCACCCGTTGGGTGAACGACGGCTTGTTCCTTCGGGCAATACGGGCCTTCCGACCTTCGATCCCAGGCAACTTCATGGCCGTGGGAGCAGGCATCGACTTGATCATTTCATCGTAAGCCTGCTGTTTCATGTCTTCGTAGTACCCGCCGTTCATCTTGAAATCCGATGAACTCTTGGCCGACACCCCGACCAGGTAGTCATCACCCGTGTATTCTTCCCCATCATCATCGGTCCATTTGCAGATCACATGGACAGTACACCATGCCCATTCATCCCCGTTGTTGGCCCGTTCAATGATTTCCTTGTACGGCACTTCATCATCGTAACCATAGGCCAAGATGTCTTCGATTTCGCTGGGTTCCAGTTTTGTCGGATATTCATGGCCCGTTTCTTCTTCAATGTCCACGAAAGAATATCCGCGGATAGCATCTTCAACTGGGGGCCAGTTCAGGTTCAGGTCATTGGCAACCGATTCCACCTTATCCAACAGCCGATTGAAATCGGCATCGGTCGGCTTTTCAACCGTTCCATATTCGGCCACGATCTTGGCGGCTTCTTCCTTGATCTTGCCCATGTAGTATTCTTTTTTGGCCTTGGGATCGCCCATGTCGGAAGGATGGCTGTCTTCGGGTTCGGCAATGACATCGAAATCACAGTCTTCGATTGCCGGCAAAGCATCGAAGCTGGACATCCGTTTCATCCCCACCTTTTCCAAATCGGTTGCATAATACCAAGCCCCGCCCGACACATCCCCAGGATTTTCTTTAAGGTAATACTTGTCCCCTTCAATCCTGTCGATTATTCCCCTTTGGCCTTTTTCTGGCTCATAGGTGATTTCGACCTCATCCCCGATTTGAAGATCGTCAGAAGCTTTGCGCTTCATAGCTGACTTTTTCTCAACCTTTCCGGCATTCTGGAACACGGTCTGACCGCTTTCAGCAAGGTCTTCCAAAGGCGAGCGGGACTCATACAGCGGATACCACCAAAGCTTAGACTCCGGAGTAAATTGAAAATGTCCATCTTCGCCCAATTCAATATCGCATCCAATCATCGGAGCACTCGTTAATGCGCCTGTGTCCTCCGGAGGAATGGACATGTATCCACTTCCCATGAATCCAGGGGTATCAAAAAGATTCCACATGGAGTTATCGGAAGTATCTCCCGAATCTACAAGCGCCTTGACCTCGGCCTGAGTATCCGGGTCCACAGTGATTACCAGATTTCCGCCTTGCTCAGTGGCCGAGACTCCACCATGAGCAATTCTTTTCGTTGCTACCTTTACGCTTCCCGAAGGCATTGCATAGCCAATCTCGCCGTCTTGGCTCTTGATTTTGATCTGAGGATAGAAATATCCAATTATGACATAAGTCATATCAGGATCATCGTTAGGACCCGGTGAGGCATTCTTAACCGTGTCTCCTTCGGTAAGTTGCTCTCCATTGGCATCCTGGGCCTGCCAGTCCTGGCCGGTCTGACTCTTCTGTTGTTCGCCCTCTGGATTCCAATCAGCAGCCTGTCTCCTACGTCCCATAGTCCTTCTCCTTGATGCTGTCTTAACGCTATTAATATCGTCTTCTGAGGCCCACACCTCTTCGCCTGGAGAAATCTCTATCCTGTAATTCCAACTACCTTCCTCAAAAATAGCCTCCAAAATTTTTCCCTCACCAGACTCATTATCGTAAGTTCCATTAGTCCTGTAATTGTCAAGCAAAACATACTGACCCTCACGGTACTTTGACTCCGGAGGCTCTTTAACAGGATCGGGTTCATAATACCAAGGAGGAGGATCACCCTCGGCACTTTGCTTTTTCAGCTCCTGCTGATCCTCTTTTTTCATGTCCTCGATCTTGTTCTCCAAGGAATTAAAGTCCTGGATATCTTCCTTGAGATGGCTATCGTCCAAGGTCACTTCCTTGGCTTGTTTTCGATTGCTCATGATCGTCAACCTTTATTCGAACAGTTTTCCAACTTCAATGTCCGGTACCGGCCCCCTGCGGGTTAGGGATGCTGTCTGCGGTTGTCCGCCATTCACCAAGGCCGTGGCTAAATGTTTAAGAAAATCATTCACATCCCCATTGGCGAAATCGATCTTCCGGATCACATTTGCGATCTGCTCTTGCTCACCCGGAGAAGCATTCATGATGTTTTCGATCACGACATCGCTGTCGATAAAATGGGTCATTCCATCATTGCCTTCAATTTCCCAAGATTGAAAAGGCAATTGCTTTTCCTCAAAGAAAGTCTCCAGATATTGAGCCGGAGACTCAGCCTTCTTCTTCATAGCTCTCTTTCGAAGATTCATTGGATGCAGGATCAAATATCCTCCCTGCTGATCCCCTGGAGTCTCGTTATCCAATGTAACGTGAACACCTTGAGCAGTATTAAATGCCCCCGGTTTTGGTTCATCAACCGATGTGACAGTGGCTGTCATGCCATTTTGATATCCACCAATAATGTCAACTTCATCTCCGGCTTGAAAAGTATTCCAACCAGATTTCTTCATGCTTACCTTACGGACCATGGACGAATTCCATTGCTCAGTGGTTGATTCGGAAGAATCATAGGTTGATTCGGAAGAATCATAGGTGGTATCAACTGTTACCATATCCCCATGTAAACCCAAAATTTTTCCTTTGGATATTCCAGGAGCTGATCCATCCATCAGAACTACAATGTCATTGTAACCAATTCTATTGCCGTCCATGTCTAAAGCACTAAATCCAGATTGTTTTTTAACGGCGATTTTTTCAAGCAAACTTGCCGGAAGAGTTTCCCATGCGCCTGTCTGATCTGTCATGGTTACACCAATAGCATAGTCCATAGCAGGTCCCATCACGCTCCAATCGCTTGATGGCTCAGCATCCACACTACGAACCAAAGCCTCTCCATGCTCAGTCATAACCGTATCGCCTTTGGAAATAGGCTGTCCATTTTTATCAACCGCTCCGGCTTTTCTTTTCATCGCTATTTTCTTGACCAACATGCTTGGCCCCTTGACAATTGACCCATCGTCATCGTTCTTTACCGTTACAATAACAGACATGCTGGTTTCAATATCATCAGCCCTGGAACTTCCACTTTTTTCTTCAATATTTTGGATCACGCCTTCTCTTTCGTTATCTTCTCCTGCCAAATAACGAACATGATCTCCGATTTCGATAGGGTTGTTGTTCCCATCAGTATAAGCTGTCTTTTTCATAGCCGTCTTTCCGAAAAGCTGTTTCAGGAAATCATCCACATCTTCCTTGGAGAATCCTTTTTGAACGAGGTCTGTCCTCATACGATCCGGATTCTCAGCCTCGAACTGGGCCATATTCTCAGAAACGTATTCAGCGACCGGACCAGCAAGCTTCATGGTCGATCCTTCTTTTTGAAGACGATCAAGCTCCGTCTGCATACTGTCTTTCAATTCAGCCCAAGATGGATCATTGATCCTCTCCTGAAGTTTTTGTTTGTATTTTTCCGTATTTGATTTACTTAAAGGAGTTCCCCTGCCTTCGCCTGCACGAGGACCAGAGCCAGGACCGCCGGGATTGGCTGTCCTGATTGAAACCACTTTTTCCAAATCATCCTGTTTAAACCAACGGTATGATCCATCCGGTTGCTCCACCGTAGCCATTGTTCCTTGAATTATTCCAATCTCTCCTTCAATAGGAGCCACATCGCCGGTAGTAGCATCATACTTCATATAGGAATATTCATTTAAAACCGAATCTTTTACCTTTACATGATCCCCTTCTTGTAGTCCGGCTTTTCTTTTCATGCCGCCCACGAATTGAGCGCCCGACCCATCGTAGATTCCATCCGGGAGACCATCCAGGGTGTACCAAGTTCCATCCTCGGAGCCATTGATGTAATCGTCAGGCCCGAATGGATGACCGTTCGCCATCCCCATGAAAACGGTGACCTCATTATTGTCACCGATAGAAATTCCACGATTAATCCCATCATAGGGAGGCTTGGAAAAGTTTTTGTCGTTGGTCTCAACCACGCTCATCGAGGAATAGTATTCCCGAATCTCGGCCTTGTCTCCCCTGCGGGTGCTGTATCCAGCCTTCTTTTTCATCGCCATTTCCATTCTCAACAACGGACTTGGTAGAAAACCTTCGTCATCATTCATAACCGAAGTACGCCCACGGTTATCAATAAAAGTAGGAGAACCGGTGGATATTTCATCCGCAATAATACCCTGATAGGTATAAATAACCCCCGGCTCATAAGGGTCCTGAATTTTATCTCCAGGCTTCAAGTCTTTGATCTTGATTCCGGCCTTCTTTTTCATGGCAGTTTTCTCAAACGTGAAAATAGGAAAATATTCTTCAGTCATACCATCCTTGTTATTAAACATTTCATCCATCTCTTCGAAGGATTTAATGTCCCCATTGTTCATTTCGAAAGCGTGAGTGTTTCGGTAATCCTGACTTTTTTCAAGCTCATTGAAAAGATCATTACGATTTTTGATATCTGCGGCCTTTCGCTTCATGGCGTTCTTGGTAATAGAACGGGTCGTCACTGAGGTAGGCACGCCATTTTCGGCGTATTTATCAAAACGAACTAAAGCAAACAATTGTCCTGCTTCGATCTTAGTTCCATCGACGGTTCCATCTCCCAGATCAGGATGATTCACACGATCTCCCACCTGGATAGGATTTCCGTCTGCTCCCACAAAATAATTTCCATCTGGGGTATCAGCCTTCCGCTTCATGGCCATCACGACTTCGCCTTCGATTATTTCTCCGCCGCAGCTCCCGCACGGATACCCGGCAAAGCTCTCGGCCTCGTCGCCAAAAATTGGATTGATTTGTTCTTCATCAGCGGAAGGATTTGCCTTATAGACGCAGTCACGGGAACAATAGGCATCCCCATCATAGGCGTAGCCAATTACATCGGCGCTGTTCAACGCCTTAACTTTTTTTTTTCCAGTTTGAACCCTGGAGGAAACATCCTGCTGGTCATCAATCTGGGCTCCTGGAGCCTGATCGGCCTCCATCTCGATTGCCTCTGGACTTGGAGCGGCCTGCTCCATTCCCTGGGCCTGATCCATCATCTCTTCGGTTTCCGCTGGGGAAAGACTCAGCATTTTTAATAGCAAATCTCCGTCCTGTGGATTCGATTCATCAACCGTAACTTTACGCACAACAGAACCATCACTTTGCCATGTCTCTTGAACCGAAATATTAGCATGTTTCTGAACCATTTGAGCCGCCCGGCGATTGAATTCTCTCCTAGTTGCCCTGTCCATCTGTTCGACCTCTTTAAGTGAATTACGCCTGTTTCTGATGACGTTGCTCGACTTTTACGGCTTCTTTCAATTCGTCCAAATTCTCCAATGCGAAAATTCTATCATAACAAATCAATGGAACCTTATTTATGACTTTCTTTGATGTCACGATCCAAAGTTCATGACCAGGATATTGTTTCCTGAATTCAGACATCTTTAAAATAGACAATGGTTTGCACCAACCTTTGACCTCAAGAAAAATATTTGTATTTCTGATTCTAGCGTCAATCATATAGGTCATATTTCCGTCTTCGTGTTTAATGAAAAATCGAAGAGGTTCGTATTGATATTCGATCCTATTTTCTTTCAAAAATAAAAATACTTTTTCTTCCCATGAACTCCTGATGATATGACCTAAAGTTTCAGAAAATCCCATTTTAGGGTGAGGAGGAGATATTCCGAATCTTGGGTTAGTTTCGCCCTTCATCACCGGCGGGGCTTTACGGATTCCAGATGCCACATCAGCTTTCAATTGCTTCTTTTGAGCCTCTGACCAAGAACGCTGTTTCCCAAACATGGGATTAAGTATTCCGGCATGTTTTCCTATCATACTTTTTCTTATTTTATTTTTTGTATCTTCACTATGACAAATTCCAGTTCTAAAACTATTGCCTTTCATTTTTTGGGCATGGTTATCTTTCCATTCCTTAGAATGTTTTCTTCCGAGATTTATTTTGTTTCCTTTTTCAAACATAGGAAACCTCTCAAAAAAAGTGGAGTCCGGATTCCCGCCGCCTCACGAATGAGGCGGCGGTCCCTGCACCGGGCTCCCGGAAACTTAAGCTCGTCTTAGGCCTGAGCGTATTCCTGCGAGTCGATATTGTTGTTGCCATCGACCGGCCGGTTCACCTGATTGGTCGTCATAACGG